TTCCATGATGTAGGAACTAACAGTAAAATGAGTGAACAAGACTGTGCTCAAATTCTTGTTAGAGCAAAGTATATAGATGAGTGGCAAAAACGTAGAAGTGAGATAGCAAAATACTGGTGTGATAGTTTTAGGGAACTACCATTGAATTGTTTAAGTGATACAGTGGATCCACATGCACATCAGAAATTTGTAATGTATTTACCTGATCGTAATAGTTTACATACACATTTGTTACTTGATGGTATTGATAGTAAAGTGCATTATGAATACGTTTTGGGTGACCTTCCTACAGCAAAAAACTTAAATAAACCTGACATGATAAGCACTAGTGTGATGCTATCTAGGGGTGTATTGAGTCTTCCCATGTATCCGGAATTGACTGACCAAGAAGTACAATATATTTCGGATAAAGTGCAGTTGTTTTTTGATAAATAACGATATGTGGATACTATCAATACTACCCGACGCCGCAATACATATAATCTTTGGATTAGGTATTTTGGGCACAATAGCAGGATTCGTCCTAGGATTTATTCCCCTTGTCAAGACCTATAAATTAGCAATACAAGTGATTAGCTTACTTGTATTAGTCTTTGGCGTTTATCTTGAGGGAGGACTAGCTGACTACAAAACGTGGGAACTTAGAGTTAAAGAGATGGAAGCTAAAATAGCACACTCTGAAACAAAGTCTAGCGAAAAGAACATAGAGATACAAGAAAAGATTGTAGAAAAGACTAAAGTAATCCGTGAAAAAGGTCGTGACATTATTCAGTATGTTGACAAAGAAATAGTCAAAAAAGAAGAAGTTATCAAATATATTGAAAACTGTCCAGTGCCCAAAGATGTAATTGACACACTTAACAAGGCAGCGGAAAAGGGAGATAAGAAATGAAATATCTCTTACTTCTTTTACTATTAGCAGGTTGTTCTACTACAGTCCCTGTAGTTCAAAAATTTCCCAACGCTACACCCGAACTAATGAAAAGTTGTGAAAATTTAAAAAAAGTTGAGGGAGACAAGGTAGCTATTACTGAAATGCTTAAAGTTATTGTGTATAATTATTCATTATATTATGAATGCTCAACCAAAGTAGATGGATGGCAAGACTGGTATAACGAACAAAAGAAGATATTTGAAAGCGTAAAATAATAGTATATTATGAAGTATATTGTATTAGCATGTATATTGCTTGTTGGATGTGCAACCAACAAAGATTTTGAGTTATATTTAGAAGCGCAAAAAGCCATAAGCCGTGATGCTACAATGAGCGAAGCCGCACGTATTTCAGTATTGATTGATATGACAAAAAGCGGAGACAATCAAGTTAAAATGGAAGCAATACGGGCACTACAAGAGATACAGCGCAGTAAAACCCCTATAGTTATTGAAGCCCCAAAGAAGAATTGGCTAGGCTTCTGATAAATACTATATAGGCTAGGATTTACAAATGACACAAGAAATTATCAATATTGGCGCAGTGCCTAATGACGGCGAAGGTGATCCGTTACGTACCGCGTTCACTAAGATTAATAACAACTTTACGCAATTATATAGTACTGGTACCTTTACTTATGATGCATACTCATTTGGAAATACAGCCGGACAAATTATATTCGAAACTCCCGCTAACTTGTTTACACAAGGAACCTTTCAAGTTAATTCAAATAATCCAGATACTGATGATAGTCAGAATATTATACTAAATGTAGCTATTTCAAATGATGTAGCTAATGTTAAGTGGAACGGACATGGAACATTATTTTTTAATGATCCGGTCACCACATATGATATAGATTTAGTTGGTGGCAATGTTCGTATATTAGTAAATCCGTTAGTAGATGCTAACGTATATCATTTTATTGCCGCACAAATTACATTTAACAATAATATACCTGGTATGTCATTAGCACTTGAAGGATTATCAGGTGATGTATTAGGTACAGAAAATATAATTCCTATAACAACAGAACAACCGGCATGAGAGCAAAAGAATTTATTACTGAACAAAGATTGGATCAAGTTCACGATGGATTAGATATAGCAGCCATGGCTCTTCCTAACACATATGTTATTCCGGAATTAAAGAACAGTGACTTCTATGATTTATACCGTTTTGGTGTAGCAATTGCCGCAGTAAGAGGTGAAGGTGGCAATGATGATGTGCAAAATAGTTACAAGCCTGATTTTAGAGCAGAAAGTAGTTGGGGGGAACATCAAGTAGTATCCTCTGAGTTTGACAAAGACATTGGTAATACTATTGACCAAGCATTAAAAAAGGTTGGAAAATCCGGCAAAAAATTAGTAAGTACTCCCGGAAGTGATGAGATGGATGACACCTTAACTCAATCACCAATAAGAGGATTTAAAGGATACAAAAGATGAGAGCAAATGAATTTGTATCCGAGTCTAAAATTGGTAAAATAGGAAATAGAAAACAAATGTCAACTATAGGTTTGCATAAGTTCCGTGATGAAGATTGCGCTGACCGAACATATGAGTTGAATAGAATAATGATGGCTGTGGCTGCCACTGATGGTACTTTTGTACCAGACATTGATGGTGAGAGTTGGGCCGGCAGATATAATATTGCTGTACCATACACCCAAGAAGAACAGGATATGTTAATGATGGCATACAAGGCTGCTGGATCAGAATTCCATGATTTAAATAAAGGTGATTTAAAGAGTAAAGAGTTAGATGGTGTTAATACCCAAAGTACAGTAAAGCCGTTCAAAGGTTACAAAAGAAAATAATTTAACTATCAATTTTGAGAATAAGTAATTATATCAAATTACAGGATTCTCAATGATTGATATCAACAACACTCTCGACCTAATCAAATTAAAATTTTACAACGAATGGTTGTATACAGCCCATATTTATGATGAGGGCGATAGTCAAATGCATGACAAACTAACTAAGCAAGTTGTTACTCAGTATATTGACCCACTTAATTTACCTAAGAACGCAAAGATCATGGATTTGGGTTGTGGCCCGGGCTACTTCTTAGATTGCATGAAAGAGCGTGAATATACCGATGTTGTTGGTGTAACATTAAGTCCCGGTGACATTAAAATTTGTGAAGATAAGGGTCATACTATTAAAAAGTATGATTTAAGTTTTATTCCACAAAAAGACGGATACTATGATGAAAGTGTTGACTTCATTTTCTTGCGCCATGCATTAGAACATAGTCCATATCCTATCTTTAGTTTAATGGAATATAATCGTCTTCTAAAGCAAGGTGGTAAAATGTATATTGAAGTCCCGGCCCCTGATTGTGAGCGCAAACACGAATGGAACTTAAATCATTATAGTATTTTGGGTCAGAATCAATTAGCCGCATTATTAGTGCGTACAGGTTTCGACATTAATACATTTGAAGTATTAGATTTTGATATTGGTGGTACATCTCCGGAAACGGGCGAAGATTTTACTGCTAAAGAGAAATTTTACTGCGTTCTCGTCACCAAGCAAAGACCACTAGATATTAAATGAAATCCAAGTACCTTTATGTAATATACCCAGGTGCATGCGGAGGTAATCATGTTTGTAACATGATTAGTCTTTGTGATGGGTTTGAACCTAGATCACCATATAAAGTAGAACTCGGTGAGCCGCGTTCTAACTTTAAAACATGGTTATTAAATAAATATAAAAATTATGATTACGTCAATAAACCAATTCCATATGTAAATGCTCATCTCAACGATAATTTAAGAGGACGAGGACATGTTGATTACATATTTGACCATCTTTCTAAAGATTCTGTACTAAACACAGAACAGACTTTAATTATTCAGGGTCACATAGCTAATTTTTTTGCTGCCATAGATAAAGGAATAATAGAAGAAATAGGCACTGACTATTCTGGGATAGTTATGACTTATCCTCCTGAAGATTCAATGCCATGGAATAGAATTCAAGCATATGGATATCATTCCCCATTACAAAATTATAAACTTCCTTTAGGAATTAACAGGGCACCTTTCTCTAAGGGAGTTGAAGATGTATTTATTATTGATAATACAAACGGATTGGAAGTAGATACAGTTAAATTTTTTACACCCGAAGGTAGTCAATATTTACGTGAATTATTGAAAGAAAAATTTGATGTAGATTTGCCTCTTGAAGCAGATGAGTTACATAGAATATGGTTTACCTGGATGGAGCATGTAGTAGATCCAAAAACTATTGAACAATGGAACAATAGTATGAATGATAAAAAATACTCTGATTATTTTAAACTTAAATCTAAATACTTCAACAAATGATTGATGTTTCTAAATTAAAAAATTTATTTATATACCACCCCGGAGGCACTGGAGGGAATCATCTGGCAAATTTAATTAGCTTGATTCCTATTTTTGAATCTAGGTTAGAAAACTATGAAGGTGATTATCAACAATTTTTTAATAAAGAGTATGATAGATTTACTAATCCTAAATTTTTACCAATATTGCCCTCGCAGATTCATAATATGAAGTCTCATTTTTTAATAAAGCATGGGTTAGATGGTTTAGATGATACTGAATTTCGAAAACATCTATTATCAAATAAAAGAATTAATATATTAACTGGACATTGGCATTGTTTCTATAGTAGAAATTTATCAGACTTTACCAATAATGCTTGGATTAGAATGTCTTTTCCAAAAGAAGGTTCGCTAGCTTTTAAACGTATAAAAATGTTTAACTTTTTACCTCAACAAGTTGAAGTATATATTGAATCATATGAAATTCTTGATAAGTATCCAGGTTTTAAAAACTCAGCATATCTTGATACTGACATGTTCTTTCAAGATAATGGATCTGAATATTTACGTGAATTTTTAAAACATAACTTTGAAATAGAACTACCTGCAATAGCAGATGAGATGCACAGTAAATGGATTTATGGAATTAAAACCTCATTGAAACTGTTCACAGACACGTAATAAATACTCACTATGAGTAATGCACCTTCACTAGTAAAAAATCCTTATACTAAAACAGTTTTTAAAACTGATAAAGAACTACAGGATTTTATCAAATGCTGTGACCCAGACACCGGTTATCTATATTTTATGGATAACTTCTTTATGATACAACACCCCACCAAGGGTAGTATGGTCTATCATCCCTGGGCTTATCAAAAACGATTGATTGAAACATATCACAACTATCGTTACTCAATCAGTTTGATGCCACGACAGTCAGGTAAATCAACATCAGCCGCAGGATATCTACTATGGTACGCAATGTTTGTTCCTGACAGTACTATCTTAGTTGCGGCACACAAGTATACAGGTGCACAGGAGATCATGCAACGTATACGCTACGCATATGAGAACTGCCCAGACTATATCAAAGCAGGTGTGACAACATACAACAAAGGTTCATTGGACTTTGAGAATGGTAGTCGTATTGTAAGTGCTACAACTACTGAAAATACAGGTCGTGGTATGTCTATTACATTATTATATCTGGATGAGTTTGCATTCGTTAGACCTAGTATCGCCAAAGAATTCTGGACAGCGATTACACCAACACTATCTACTGGTGGTAAAGCGATTATCACAAGTACGCCAAATAGTGATGAGGATCAGTTTGCCTTCATTTGGAAAGGTGCTAACAAGACTGAAGATGATTTTGGTAACACTACTGAAGTAGGAATTAACGGCTTCAGAGCATATAGAGCACATTGGAGTGAACAACCAGGTAGAGATGATAAGTGGGCGGCCGAGATGAAGTCACAGCTCGGTGAAGATCGTTTTAACCGAGAAATTGGTTGCGAATTTATTATTGCAGATGAAACATTGATTAATCCAAACACTTTAATTGCTATGGAAGGCATAGAGCCGGTAAGTCGTATAGGACAAGTTCGTTGGTATGACACACCCAAGAAGGGTAATATTTATTGTGTTGGATTAGATCCAAGTCTTGGTACGGGCGGTGACCCAGCCGCAATACAAATTTTTGAAGCAAACACCACTACACAAATTGGTGAGTGGAAGCACAATAAAACTGATATCCCTAGCCAGATTAAACTATTAGCACAGATAAACAAATACATAGCAGAAT